AATTCATCAGCGTTTGAACTAAATCCACTTGCTGATTTAATACCGAATAACATTTGAGATGTTACACGGTGAGCTAACATGATTTTGCGTGTTGATTCTTCAGCTAAGAAATCATACTGTTGGTGTCGATTTTCTGGACGTAACATTTCAACAGTTGTCTTATATTCAGGGTTCTCATTGAATGATAAGATAAATTTACCTGCGTTGCTAGTACCAGTGAATTTATTCACAATGCTATTTTCAACTAAGTATTGTTCTTCAACAGGTGGTACACCACCGTTAAAATTAATAATAGTTGAAGGCATAAAGTTATTTAGAATATTGCTGATGTGTAAGTTAGAAATTTCTTCCTCAACTGCAGCATATTGAATTGAACTATAATAATCAGGAATACCATAATAGAATTTACCTGGAGCATAACGCTTTAAGTAAACAACTTGTACATCATCTTCATATTGGTTTTGACCAAATGCTGGAATATATTTTGGTTTAATGTTTCTATTTGTCCAGTCAGGTGAATAGTAAAAACCAGGTATATTACCTGCTTCATCTACTTTTTCAGCACGTAATGTGTCTACTGGTAAGTGATAAAAACCAATTATTCTAGTTCTTGAATCATCAAATACTACTTGAATTGATGCATTACCGAATAATTTGTAGTCAAATACAATTTTACGAATTTCATCATCTGTAGTTAATGTATAAAGATATTCTTCTAAGTCTAATCTATCTTTTGCTTTAATACCTTTACCGTAGATCAAGTCACTTGTTCCATCAACACATGATTGATTAGTAGGTGACGTTTCATAGCGTTTAATTAATGTGCTAAAGAAATCATCTTGTCCTTCAATACCAAGTTCTACCCAAGCTTTTCTTGATTTAGATGATTCAGAAATTTTAGGTAATATGTAACCACCTGATAGGTTAACTACTTTAGTTACTCCTTTAGCGTTTCCGTTTGGTATGCTTTTGTTATTTTCCATAATTAATATAATATATAAACATCATTAGATCCAGTATATGAGAAGAATGGCTCACTGTTTCTAATTGTTGCTGATTCTGTTGTTGGTAGTAATTCACCACGATATAATTCATTACATTCAATACTGCCACTTAATTGTATAAGTTGAAATTTATAGAATTGAGATGCTGAAGCATATAGTGATGCAGTAACGTTTAAAAAATCATTACTGTTATATGATGCGGTTACAATTGTACTACCGCTAGCGTTTGTTTCTTCATTAGTCCAATTCATCTTAACTCTAAATGTACTGTATGATGCTGTTGGTCTAGTTCTAACGCTAAAATTTACTCTAGTAGTATCTGGTGTTACTATATTCATATTATTATAACCACCTATTTCAATTTTATTTGATGACCATAGGGATAGCCTCCTGCAAGCAGGAAGCTATCTATGTAGAGCTATTGAGATAGAGTATTGTGAAACTCTATATTAGCTGTTTGTACCGTAAACCACAGTTGGAGCGTTGCTCACACCTGCGAATGGATTTGCTAATGTTGAACCTGAAATGAAGTTTGCTGGTAATTGTTCTTGACCAGTGAATTCCATTGTGTAACCAGATAAGTCACCATATGCTGTACCAGTAGTAATTGTACCACCTGTCATATCAGCACCGTATTCTTTACCTACTAAAAACGCATTACCGTTTCTATCAGCTACAACAATCTTAGGACGTCCATAAGCCAATAACTTCAATTCTTTAGTAGCTTCAGCTGTCAATTTTTTCAATTGTAAGCTTAATACTTGGCTGAAGAATGTAGTACCATTGTCTCTAGACGTATTAACTGTTTCAACATATCCGTTTGTACCTTTCAATTCGTATTTGTAAACTGTAGACCCTGTAGGGAATGCAGTTACTACATCAGTAGCGTTCAAAGTGAAGCTACCAGTGTTATAGTTCATGAAATATACAGCCGTAAGACCAGCTATGCTGTCTTTACAAGGTTCATTATATCCTAATGAAATGTTACAAGGCATGTTATTATAATTTTATTTGAATGAGTTAATTAAGCGGGGAAATTAATCCCCGCTATATTTTTTATATCTTAGATTAAGCCTGCTGGTCCGTAAACTACTACGTCAGCACCGATACCATACTGAACACCAGCTGTGTATCTCATGATAACGCGAACGTTTTGAGAACCATCTAAATCAGCCATATCCAATACTTTAACTTCATTCTTATCTGACATCAAAGCAGTACCGAAGAACAAGTTGCTCTTTTGTGCAGCGATCATGATGTTAGAAGGAATACCTGGGCACCATGCTAAGTTGATACCTTGGAAGTTCAATGGAGCGAATCCAGTGAAAGCGTTGAATTGGTAGTTAGCAGTACCTAAAGCTACTTGGTAAGCCTTTACAACGTTAGTTGGAACGTAGATGTAAAGATCTTCCTTACCGTAAACTGTGTTAGGGATTGCGTTTACTACTTTAGTTAATTCAGCAATAACGTTGCTTGAAGTAACTTGAGCAGATGCTGTTACAAAAGCTGCACCAGAACCTGATAATTGGTTGATTAAACCTGCGAATTGACCATTGATAGCAGCTGAACCACTCCAAATGTTTAATTCAATTTGTTGAGCTACTTGACCAGCTGTGTTAGCGATCAAGAAATCTGTGAATGAAGCAGGTAAGTTATCATAAACTGATACACCCATTTCAATTGCTTCCCAGTCAGAGCGGAAGTCTTCTTTACACAATTGTGTGTTAACTTGGAACTCATCTGGTTGTAAGATGCGTTCAGTTAAAGCTACAGAACCAGTTGCAGTGAAATCACAAGTTGCATCAACGATGATGTTTGATTGAGATAATACTTTAACTACTTCTTTGTACTTAATGTTTGGTTTGATTGTTATGTACTCTTTATCTAAAGTTGGAGCAGATAACAATGCAGCAGCGATGTACTTGCCTGAAAATTGACCGGCGTAGGTACTAGTAATTGATACTGAAGTTGCCATTTTTTCTTAATGTTAATTTTTGTTAATAATTTGTTATTAGAATCTAGAGTTGTTCATTCTAGCTAAAACAGAACCTACTGTTCCGCCTTTAGTAGACTTAACTAAACCACCTAAATTTACTTTTTCTTCAACAGGAGCGCCATTGAATTTCTTCTCTTTGCTCATGTTCATTTTGCTTGGTCCACCATCATTTGGTTTACCTTGGAATTGGTCTACTTCTTGGATTTTCTTAACCATTGCTGATTCATCCTTAGTTTCCATTCCCATTTCTGTTTTACCCTTCATTTCCTCAAATAATTGAGCAATGTCAACGCGTAATTGGTTTACTTGCTCTTCTAATGAGTCAAGACGTTGAGCTGGATCAGCCATTTTTTCTTCTTTCTTTACAGCAGCAGCTTCATCCATTGTTTTTTCTGCTAATTCTACTGTTGTGTCTAATGTTTTTTCCATTTCTGTTTCAGTTTGTGCAGCAAAATTTACATTTGTCTTCTTAGCGCCATAATTGTCTTCTAAGTTCATTGATGTAATGATGCCGTCTTTTGTTGTGATAAAATATCTTTTTTGTCCACCAGCTTGACCGATTGGAAGGTAAATGATATGATCAGCGTCAGGTGCAGCTACTTTAGAGCCATCTTCTTTAACAACTAATAATGTGTGACCTAAGTCAAAGTAATCAGTCATTACAGGAGAACCATCTTCTAACTTACCATAGAAAGGACCGCCTGCGTTAGCATTGCCACCCAATTCTACTGTTTTATCTTCCATGCCTAACATGGTAATGATTTTGTTAAGAATGTTTCTTGAATCCATTTTTAATTCATTTATATTGTTATTATAACTCGATGTTGAGGTCTCATTTGAGATGTGTTGCGCCATTTTAGCGAACACACTTGATTTTATTTCTTTATCCATGATATTGGGTTTTTGCTAGCCATAAATGACTTGCGCCATTCTGAGTCAGCTGATAATTTAATATCTAATTGTTGATAACAAATAGCTGCTGCTTGATCTTGATCATATTCATCAAGCAAATTTTTAATACATCTTCCGATGTAATCTTGTTCTTGTTCTCCTTGATTACGTTTAGGTATTGGCATAATTAATTTATATACTTCCTGAAACAAACAATGGTGATTTCCATTCTGGTGTTTCTAATATTGTTAAAATTTGTTCATGTGTATATGGTCCTTCTTTAGTAGTTAAAGATGATATACTTGTAGGCATATCATTAGAATATTTAACAAATGTTTTAAGACCGTTAACTGATAATTTTACTGTGCTAGCAGATGTTTCATATACTTCATCAAAATTTACTTGATTTAGTTCTGAAGTAGCTAATACAATATATGATTTATTATTATAATCCATATGCTGACTTTTGTATGTTAAAGTTATATGCTATATCTGCTGCTGATAATCCAGTATTATAAACTAGATATTGAGCTATTCTACCATTGAAATATGATGAACCAAATGGTGCACCTTTAGCTAAATTTAATCCTGTTGAGCCAGCTAATGTTGTATTAAATGCTGATGTTGTACCTGTAGTTTGTGAAGTACCATTTAAATATATAGCAAAAGCACCACCAGCACCACCAGCATAACTAAATGATATCATTGTCCAAGCATTTTGAGTATACGGTTGACCTCCACCTATAGCACCACCATAAGCATCTAATGCCCAATTGCTTGTACCTGTTTGGTATGCATATACACCTTGACCACCTGCTGCAGTACCATAATACCACATTTGCATAAAGTCAGTTGCTGTATTACGGTAAGACCAGAATATATAAGTTCTAGCAGTACTACCAGCTGGCAATCCTGTATCAGCACCTTCAGCATAATCATTACTACCATCAAATGTGAAGTAACTACCTGTACCACTAGATGTGAATGTAGGACTATTTTGTAATGTTAAATTATATCCTGAAGATTGTAAATCAGTCCATGTTGTACCTGATCCTGGATATGAAGCAGAGTCTCCAGCATTATACCATCTAACTAATCCAGAAGTAATAATACCTGGAGGAGGAGGTGGTACATAAGGTATATCTGCAAAATCACTTGATTTTGGTAAACCGTTTTTTAATGATGCTCTTCTAAAGTTTGTTACTGACATAAATTATGATATTTCACTTCCAAATAATGAGAATGATCCTGTTGTTAATCCAGATACTTGTATTGAATCACCAGCACCTAATGTTAAACCAAGTGTTAATGCTGTGCTATCACTACCTGAAATAGGTACTTGGAATGCTACCCAGTTTTTGTTTTCTAAGCTACCACCATTTGGTATAACAGCAATCCAATAAGTTGAATTTGATGTTGATCTATTAGATGCTACCAAACTAGATACTACTGCTTGAGTAGAACCTGGTACAGTATACAATGATGCTGTTGCACTTGATCCTGTTATTTGGCCTAATATTTTGTAAGTTGTTGCCATATTATTTATTTATAAATTTTTTATTTTAAGCTCCCATTAATAGGAATGTGTAACTATATAATGCGTTTGCATCAAAACTTGATGGAGCATATGATGCTGAAGTAGCAAACGATGCTGATCTTGCTGTTTGAGCAAATGATGCTGATGTTGCAAAACTAGCTGATGTAGCACTGAATGCTGTTTGAGCGTTACTAGCATATGATGCTGAAGTAGCAGTTTGTGCTGCCGCTGCTGTGCTTGCAAACGATGCTGAAATTGCTGTGCCAGCATTAGTTGCAAATGAAGAACTAATTGCTGTTTGAGCGGCACCTGCATTGTTAGCAAATGAAGCTGAAATTGCAAAAGACGCTGTTTCAGGCACATTAGACGCAAAACTAGCAGTTAGTGCATATGATGCTGAAGTTGCACTTTGAGCATTACTTGCATAAGATGAACTAACAACTCCATTTATTAAAGCACCTGAACCAGAAAATGCTGTTGCATTTATTTGACCATATGCTGTTATTCCAGTTGAACCACCAGCACCAAATAATGCTACTACTCCACCTGTATTATTTTGAATTTCAACTCCATTAACAGCTGCTGCTCTAACATGATGTGTAACTACATTACTACCTTGAGCTACATTAATATCACCTGTAGTACTTAAACTACCAGTTATTACTTGATTACCAACAAATGTATTTGAACCAGTTGTTGCAAACGAACCAGTAGCTACTTGAGAAACATTTAGTGCAAAACTTGCTGTTGTTGCAAATGAAGCTGATGTTGCTTGTTGAGCATTAGCAGCGTATGAAGCTGAAGTAGCGTTATTAGCAAATGATGCTGTACCGCTTAATGTTCCAGTAATTGTACTTGAAACACCTAATGAACCAGTAATTGTTGTTGCTGAATTAATTGATACATTTGTACCGTTATCAGTAATATTTGAATCAACAATTGTATTATTACCTGTACCTTTAGTTAATCTGTTTAATGCAGGGAATACTTCACTGCCTTTTGATCCTGAAGCACCAGTTAAGAAACCAGCTGATTGTCCTGTTTCTTCTACTGCAATCCAATAATCACCATTTCCGTTCCATTCAAATGAAGCGGTTGATGCTGAACCAGTATCATAAACCATAATACCAGCAAATGGTAATGTAGGTGTGTCTGCGTTTAATATAATGAAAGCATCACCAATTATTACTGCTGATCCAGTTGTTGTTGTTGTGTAAGCAAACGATGCTGTACCATTCACTGTTAAGTTATTTGCTACAGTGATGTTTGATGCTGATATATTTAATCCGTTTTGTACTGTTAAGGCTACACCAGCTGTATTAGCAAATGAAGCACTTAAAACACTCATACTTGATGTTTGAGCATTTGTTACATAAGATGAAGTAGCGGCTTGTAATGCATTTACTTGCGTTTGTATTGAACCAGTAAACGTCTTCATTGACGCTGAAAATGCATTTATTGAACTTGTAAATAAGTTTGTTGATGATGTATACGCATTTATCTCTGCTTTAGTAGCAAATGATGATGTAGCGGTATTCATTGAAGCAGTATATGCTTGTAGTGATGTTAATTGAGTATTAACACTACTAGTATAAGAATTTATTGATGCAGTAAATGCATTAGTTGAACCTGTATATGCGTTTAATGACGCTGTTGTTGCTAATGAACCTGTATCAACAACTGAACCTACAGTTAAACTAAATGTTGCACCATTACCTTTTGTAAATGTAACTACGTTACTACTTACTGAGGCTGTTATTAATGCGTTTGATGCTGATGTAGCAGATGATGCTGTAAATAAATTTATTGACGCAGTATATGCTTGAAACGAAGATGTTAAAGTAAATGCTGTTGAATTTAAACCATCTAATAAGTCAGCATTTGAAGCATATGATGATGATGCTACTGAACCAGATACTGATATTAATAAGTTTGTTGCTGTACCATCATCTTTAGTAAGTGTAATTGTTTGTAAACTAACTGATGCACTTACGAATGCGTTTGGTGTGAATGATGCTGTTTGAGCTGTTACTGCATTTGCTACGTTACCAATTAAAAATGAAGCAGTAGTTGCAAATGATGCTGATACTGCTCTACTAGCTGATACAGCTGTTTGTGCTGCACCTGCATTACTAGCATATGATGCTGAAACAACAACTAATGAACCAGTTTGATCAGTAAATACTACTGAATCAATCCAGTTCTGATTAAATGACTTAACTGAATCAGGCGTAATTTGACCTGAGTTATTATTTGGGTAGGTGTTGATATTCTGGGTGAGAATATCTTGACGTGAATACGGCATACTTTTATATTATGAAAATCCTAAATTAAATCCATTACTGAAGGCTCTTGCGCCTCCATATGTTGGATATGGTGATTGTATTTGACCAATTCCTTGATTGATTAAGAATCCTTTGCAACATTTCTTGCTGTATGTTAATTCATCAGCACATA